AGTAGGCATACCATTTCAAAAAACGTCGACTAGCTCGTACCCCATTTGAAGTACGAGCTTGTACTTTATTTAGTACAGTTAGTAAGAACAGGGTTCACAAAATGTTCACATAATATTAAAAGATTATACACCAATTTTATTTTCAAGGTGATATAATGTATATAGAAACAAGGAAACGAGGAAGTCAGTCAAACAGTTGTAAAGGCATCCGATGCAAACACAATGTTCACTGATGAATAGTCTATTGTAAGTGATAAGCATACTTGTTAAAAACAAGGGTGTGCGTAAAGTAGGCAGACTAACAGAGATGACACAGCACCTTGTTTTAAGATAAAGGAAAGGAGTAAGTAAATGAAGGTTAAGAACTTATTACCTATATTATTTAATGTTGAAAAGGTGAGAATTTATATGGCTGATGCAGATGTGGATTTGTGTGGCTATGCATATTCAATACCTAAAAAATATTATAATTATAAAATAGATAAAGTGTGTTCGTTTTCGTGTGAGTATTCAGATAGTTGCACTTATATTTTTATTAAATAGAAGGGGGGGTGAAAAATACATGCACGCACAATATTTAGAAGTAGTAAAAACACTAATACAATCATCGCCAGAGTTTATTAATTGTAGAGTTTACACGTTTATTGAACCCTCAATATCATCAACAATCTTTTATATAAACGCTGACGGCTATAACCACACATTTAAAGCACCTTTTGGATTACTTGAGTCTAACCTCACAGCTACAGCATTAGCAGAAATTATAATAGATGAAGTAAAAGAATGGAGGGATAAGTTAAATGAAACTTAAAGATTTAATTAACGTTATTGATGATAATGCCTTTTTGAATATCATATCTGAGAGTAGGCATTGGTTATTTATGGATAAAGTTGTCTTTATTACATCTGATTTACTTGAAAGAACCGTCAAGGAAATAGATATTATAAGAAACGAATTTTTTATTGTGACGGAGGGTTAATAAATGAACATATATGAAGTAATAGTTATAGTGACATATGTTATGATTACAATTATTATGATTTCTCAATATATTAATGACCATGTACCAAAGGTAATTGATGTATTACAATTAATGAATGTATTACCATGCTATGAAGTAAAAGCATGGAGAGATGGGAAGCACTTGAAAACTAGTGAATTGATACAGCAAATCAATAGACCTGTTAAAGAATACCAATTGATAGAAGGTATTCTTTACATAGAAATTTATTAATTTTTTGAGAAAAGTGCTTGACATTTTTCGTTATATAGTGTATTATAATACTTGTAAGGATGTCACAACTTAACAAAGGACAAGAGAAGACAGGAGGATATTAATATGGTACTTTATAATTTATATTTAGTATTAAATAACGAGATAATTAAGGTTTTTGATAATGATATAGCGGCTATTGTATACGAGGGTTTATCCGAGGATATACCACACGAGTTAATGAATGAATTAGTGCACGATGTAACTATAGCACGTGAAAAAAATACTAAGAGAACATATTTATTAATAAATATTAACTAGCAGTAACCAAGCTGAGGGGTGGTGCAATCCCACCCACTAGTCCTTGCACCAATGGTGCATGTTACAACAAGTTACAACAAGTTACAAAGCAAACTCATTACAAAAAGAAGGAGGATATTAAAATGAGAAAACCAAGCGTAACAAGAACAATCACCGCACTAAACATCACAGTATTAGGTATGGACACAGTTTCGTGCGAGCCTATGACCAAGACTTACCCAGTCTATGAGAGTGAGGCACCAAAGGATGAGGCTAAACTGTTTAATTACATTCGTAAAATGTATGAGACAGATACTTTTAAAATCTCAGCAATCACAGACAAGAAAGCAGTCACAAAGACATACGCAATGCCCCTCTGTAAGTATATTGAAGAAGCAGAGGAAGTAAAAACAGACAAAGTAGACAAAGTAGACAAAGCAGACACAGCACAGTAAAAATAGGAGGTTAATATCATGTTATCAAAGAAAGAATTATTTAATGCAAAGGCGTCATCACAGAAAATTGAGAAGGGATTACAGATTGATGTTGTCAATGTCGGCGAATATGCTGATACTGACAAGGACGGAAATCCTGTATCAGTATCAGTGCTTGTTGATAAAGACGGAGCAGTTTTTACAAGCATTTCTAAGACTGTTAATGAAACGTTAGAGATGCTTGAGGATATTATATCAGATGATGGACATGCCCTTATAGAGGTATGCGAGAATACATCCAATAGCGGTAGAAAATTTTACCAATTAATGGTACTTTAATTATTTAGAGTATTTATTAATAAGAGAGAGGGGGGTTTTACCCCCCTTTACTTATAAACATAGGAGGGATAAAGTGAATGGGTAAGACAAATAAGAAGTCACAGCTCTTAAAGGAATATAATAAGGAGCGAAACCGAATTAAACGATTTATTAGATACGCTGAAAAAAGAGGTTATGTGTTTGAACCCAACCTTATACCACCAAGGCCAAAAACTATTACGAGTGGCTCAATAAGAAGGTTGTCAAAGATTAGACCAGCACAGCTTTATAACAAAGCTTATGCTATCAGTGCAGTAACAGGACAGCCAATAACAGTTGAGCAGAGAAAAAGAGAAATCAGACAAGAGGCATCTAGGAAAGCATGGGAGACTAGGCAGAGGAAAAAAGACAAAGAAGGCTATGAGAGGATGAAGTCAGATAGAGAATGGCAACAGATGTTTCATGCTTCAAGGATAGTATGGAATAAAGTGCAATCAATGATAGCTAACGTAGGTGTTCAACAATCTCAGTCAGCAGATTTATTAAACAATTTGTTAAATTCAGAAATTGAGAAGTACGGAGTAGATGCAGTTTTATATTCAATATCGCAGGCAAGTGATGATTTTTTATCAACGTGTGAAGCTATTATTAAGTATCATCCATCCAGTGAAGTATCAAGAACGGCTGTACAGCATTTATATGTATTAATAAGCGGTAATTTACCGAACGATGCAGAACAAGCAGAAATTGACAATGCATTATCTAACGACGAGTATTGGGATGAAATATGAGAAAGCAAATCAAATATATGGTGGGAGATTTTGAAACCACAGTATACGATGGGCAGACATTCACGGAGGTGTGGGCGTCAGCAGTTGTAGAGCTAGGCACAGAGGATGTTAAAATACATCATTCAATTAGAGAAACATATAATTATCTCTACAACTTAAAGCAGAATATTTGTATATATTACCATAACTTGAAGTTTGACGGCTCGTTTTGGCTTTCATTCCTATTAACAGATTTGAAATATGAGCAAAAACTCTATGTAAATCCCAATAACGATAGTGACGTTCATTTTCTAAAGGAGAAAGATTTAACCCCAAAATCGTTTGTCTATTCGATTTCGGACATGGGACAGTGGTATAGCATTCTTATCAAAACACCATATGCACTTATCGAGATTAGAGACAGCTTAAAGTTGTTACCATTTTCAGTTGAACAAATAGGCAAAAGTTTTGATACAAAGCATAGAAAGCTTGAAATGGAGTATACAGGATTAAGATACGCAGGCTGTCCAATTACAGATGATGAAAAACACTATATTGCCAATGATGTTCTAGTGGTTAAAGAAGCATTGGAAATAATGCAATCGGAGGGGCACTTAAAACTTACAATTGGTTCGTGTTGCCTATCTGAATTTAAACACACAATAGACAAGCAAGACTATCAGGCTTTTTTCCCTGATTTAACACAATATAAATTAAACCCCACGGAATATAAATACTCAAACGCGGACGAGTATATCAGGCATTCATACAGGGGCGGTTGGTGTTATCTAAAGAAGGGATGCGAAAATAGAATTTACACTAAGGGTATAACGGCAGACGTTAATAGCTTGTACCCATCCATGATGCACTCAGAAAGCGGCAATTATTACCCCATCGGTCAGCCAGTTTTTTTCAAAGGTAAAATACCGTCAAAATGTCTTACAAATCAATACTACTATTTTGTTCGTATTCGTACACGTTTTTATTTAAACCCGAACAAATTACCATTCATTCAGATTAAAGGAAGTTTTTTCTATAAGGCTACCGAAATGTTAGAGACATCGGATATAGTTGATAAAGATACAGGAGAAGTATGCACATGGTACAAAGATTTTGACGGTAATATTAAAAAAGCTACTGTTGAAATGGTGCTTACGCAAACTGATTTTGAATTGTTGCAAGAGCATTACAATCTTGTAGATTTTGAATTATTGGATGGATGTTATTTTAGAACTATAACAGGGATTTTTGACGAATATATTGACAAATATAAGAAAATTAAACAGACTAGTACAGGAGCAAGACGAACACTAGCAAAACTCTTTTTAAACAACCTATATGGAAAACTCAGTAGTTCGGATATATCCTCTTTTAAAGTGGCAAGAGAGAAGGACGATGGCTCACTAGGTTTTACGACATTTGAAGAACACGAAAAGAAAGTTATGTATATTCCAATAGGTTCAGCTATAACAAGTTATGCTAGAAATTTTACTATTCGGGCCGCACAGCAAAACTACAAATATTTTGTATACGCTGACACGGATAGCATACATTGTTGCACTACAAAGAAAAATATTAAAGGAATAAAAATACACCCTTCTAATTTTTGTTGTTGGAAGCTCGAGAGCTTTTGGAATGAGGCTATTTTTGTTCGTCCGAAAACTTATATTGAGCATGTTACGCATGAGGATGAAGAACCAATTAATGAGCCATACTATAATGTAAAATGTGCAGGTATGCCTGATAGGTGTAAGAACTTGTTTCTTAAATCAATGGAAGGGGTGACAGAAGAAGAATTAGAGAAATATCCTACAATTCAGCAAGAATTTTTGAAAACAAAGAGAACGCTTGCTGATTTTAGAATAGGATTGGAAGTATATGGAAAACTGCGGCCAGTGAGAATAAGGGGAGGAATAGTATTGCAGGAGACAACTTATAAAATGCGATAATGTAGAAATGCATGGCAACGTGAAACATAACAAAAGAGACAGAATAAATTCTGTCTCTTTAATATATCTATAACGTTAATTCTTAATGCATGGGTAGGCATACACCCAACTACAAAGGTGCGTCTTATATTTCAAAGAGCCTTTCACACCAATGTTACAAAAATAACTAACGCAGATACCATTAATAATATGCTAAGGCTTTAAGTATACATTCTTTACAGTCAAGTGAATAAAATCTAAAACACCCTCTATCAAAGAAGTACCTCATATAATCAATTAACCATGCATTATTTTTGAGCATTACATAGTTGATATTGTGGTCATCTGTGGTAACTGAAATTCTTTGTTTAAAATCAGGGTCAACTTTTTTGTCACAGTAAACTATACTTTGTTCTTCAAACATTTTAACTGCATACTCTTCACCCTTATATTTAAGTGTACAGAGATAGCGACTCTGGCCCTTCAGTTTTGCAATGAAAGCATTATTATCATTAAGATAAACATTCTGAGAAGCATATGCCACATAGTTAGATTTGTTAAAAGCCCTGTTGAATAGTGAGCTTTCCTGTAATTTAGACGCACTCTCGTTATAGCCTTGTTCAAGCACGAAACCTTCTCCGCGTAAAAATTTAGCATCAGATGTCAGCCTGTCAGTAATGTTCAGTGCTGTATAATAAGGATTTAGCAATGTTACGGCGTTTGAAATCATTATTACAGGCACATATCTAACTTGTCTATTATTGCCACGTGCGATTGAGGTGTGTATGCTTATAAATTTGCTAACTTCATCTGCGCAGTAATGATTAGTCTCAGACTGGAATTCATCTAAAAGAATTCTTGATACGTCGCTCAGATAGTGAGAATATTTTTTCACTTTATCAGCACAATTGAGAGCTACAGCGTAACCACAGGATTTACCCTCGTCCTCTTCATCATAGGCACTACATAGAAATAGCTCATACATTTTACTATTACCAATTTGAATAGCTTTCATGGTGTATGCAGAGAAAAAAAGATTGTGTATATCCTTAAAAAATTTGTCCGCTGAGTCCTTTAACTCGTCCTGAAATCTGTATAGTAAGCAAAATTTCTCACCGTACTTTAAAAATCTATTCACTAGATACCTATTAAAATATGTTGTTTTTCCTGCACTTCTATTTGATGTTGATATATAAATTTCTGGAACATTTCCGTTAATGTCCTTCATGCTTAATAGCTTAGTGCCGTCATAATATTTTATATTGTTCATTTATCCACCTTCCTTGTTTAATTATAACAAATTATCAACAATTTGTCAAATTAATGTTGATAATTTGTGGATAATATGTTATAATAAGAAAAAAGAAAGGAGGTCACTATTATGGTTAATGACTTATCAACATTGATTTCAACACTTGGCTTTCCCATAGGCATGTGTTTAATTATGTGCTATTACATTAACAAAATTAATGATGCGCATAAAGAAGAGACTGACAAGTTTGCGGATGCGCTCAACAATAATACAGTCGTGCTTCAAAAACTTTGCGATAAGCTCGATAGTGAGGTGAATGTAAATGACAAGTAATGATATTGTAAGAGTTGCAAGAGGGTACTTAGGACAGCCATATGTATGGGGTGGAGAGTCCGAAGCCGAAGGAGGGTATGACTGTAGTGGTTTTGTATATTCTGTACTTAATAAGTGTGGCATGAAAGTACCAAGAACTACAGCACAAGGCTACTCAGTGTTAGGCAAAACAGTAACAAATATTCAAAGTGCTGATTTACTTTATTTCGGTAAATCAACCAAGAGAATTACTCACATAGCAATTGCTATTAACAGTACACAAATGATTGAATCGAGAGGAAATAGTAAAAATACAAAAACAAACAAGGGTAAGGGTGTTTCAATTACTAATATTTCTCACCGAAGCGACTTAGTGCTTGTTAAAAGAATTGTTGATTTTAAAAAGGAGAAATTAACAGCTATGTCTTTATTAAAAAAAGGTAGTAAAAATAACGATGTTACTGTATTCGAGATACTAATGTCAAAGTTAGGGTATTATACAGGTTCAATTGATACCCTCTACGGTAAAGGCTGTGTATCTGCATGTATTAATTTTCAGAGAGACCACAATCTTGTTCAGGATAGTGAGTGTGGCAACAATACATGGAAAGCGCTTCTTACTGAGGTAATTTAATGGCATGGGTAGTTATTGAGGGTACTAATAAGTATCTGACAAAGGCGCAGATGGAAAATAACGCTGTAGAGTTTAACGCTTATTTTGCTGGAAAATACACACTTGAAAGTATATGTGGTATGCTTGGCAATATTCAAAGAGAGAGTACTCTTAACCCTGCTCTTAAAGAAAGATTAAGTGCATCCAGTGGGTGGGGCTTAATTCAGTGGACGCCATCCGCTAATCTAACTGATTACGCAAATGCACAAGGCAGGGATTGGAAAGATGGAGACCTACAATGTCAGTTAATTAATGCCGAAGTACTTGAGGGGTATGGTGGTCAATGGATACCCACTAAGAGTTACCCATACAGTGGTTTAGAATTTTCTCGGCTAACAGATGTTGAGGAAGCAGTCAAAGCATATTGCTTTGAAAGAGAGCGCGCAGGGGTTGTGGCCTTAGACGAAAGAATTCAAAACGGAAAGAACTGGTATGAATACTTAAGCGGTTCACCTGTACCACCTACACCACCTACACCACCTACACCACCCACACCCTCAACTAGAAAGCACTTACCCCTTTATATGATGTTACGCAGACGATTTTAGAAAGGAGAATTAAAATGGCTAAATTGTCAAAGGACGAATTGATTGAAAAAGTAAAAAAATATGTCGGCGACAGAACAGACGATGAAACTATTGAGATTATTGAGGATATAACCGACTCAATCGATACATCTGATGCCGATGAATGGAGGCAGAAATACGAGGAAAATGACAAAATGTGGAGAGATAAATATGTCTCACGTTTTTTCGATAAGAAGGAAGAAGACCTCGAAACCCCAACTGAGCACGAAGAAGAAGAAAAAGAGTATAATTCCTATGAGGATTTATTTGAGGAGGAAGATTAAATGGCTAGAATAATCAGTAAAACTAAACTTGATGCCCGTTCTATTGACATTCTCAATGTTATTAGAAATAATGCATCCTACGCATATCAGAAAGATGTGCCAAAAATTGATAAAGAACAGGATATTCCGAAAGTTGGTGAAATACTTTTTGGCAATCCAACACATGCAAACGAATTTATTAATGCATTAGTTAATAGAATTGCTCTCGTGCGTGTGCAGAGTGCGACTTTCAATAATCCATATAAGCATCTTAAAAAGGGTTACCTCGAATTTGGCGAGTCTGTAGAGGATATCTTTGTTGGAATAATCAAGGCTGTAAAATATGACCCAGAAAAAGGTTCAAGTCGAGAGTTTAAACGTACTCTTCCAAATGTGCAGTCCGTTTTCCATTTGACCAACTGGCGCGTGATGTATCCAATTACTATTGAGAAACAGGCTTTGAAGCGCGCGTTTACATCTGCTGACGGCGTTACTAATCTTATTTCTTCAATTATTGAGCAGGTATATCAGTCCGCGGAGTATGACGAGTACTTACTTTTTAAGTATCTTCTCATAAAAGCAGTTTCGCATGGCAAATTATACCCACAGCCTGTTAATACTACTGATATGAATAGTGTTGCTGTGAATTTTAGAGGAAAATCAAACTTATTACCTATTGATATGACTGGTAGATTTAATGAGTTACACGTGCAGAATAATACTCCAACTGAAAGACAGTGTATTTTTATGGACGCTGATTTCAATGCAAAATTCGATGTTGAAGTACTTGCCAGTGCATTTAACATGAGCAAAGCAGAATTTATAGGGAAGCTTCATCTTATTGATGATTTTAGTTCCTTTGATAACGAGAGATTTGAAGCTATCAGGGAAGAGTCAACAGAACTTGAAGAGGTAACAACGGACGAGCTTAATTTAATGAAGAATGTAAAAGCCATTTTAGTAGATGAAGCTTGGTTTCAAGTATATGACAACCTCTTTGAATTTGCGGAAACTCAAGTTGGTAGTGGGCTGTATTGGAATTACTGGCTTCATGTATGGAAAACCATTTCGTACTCACCATTTGCAAACGCTATAGTTTTTGTTGATACTGCCGCGGTAATTGACAAACCCGAAAAAATCGCTGTAAAGGTGACAGGAAAAGATATCTCTGAGGTCGGCACTATCTTTACTCTTAATGTGCAGGACGACACAGCTACACTTGCACCGAACACGCTTAATTTTGTACAGACTGATGCACTCACCAAAGCAGGGATTGCAGTACAAAAATATGGTGCTATTGTTATTCCTTCAACACAGACCGAAACAGAAATTACACTCACGGCAGACTTAGACGGAACAACCTACACAGGCACTATCGATGTTAATAGTCTCGTAGGTGCTACAATTGATTTAATTAAAGGATGATGATATATGTACATAGTACCCGATAGTGAGGTGTACATGCTGAGTGGAGTACCACTATCCACTCAGCAAAAACACACAATTTATTTTTCAGATAAGAAAACACAAGAGGATTATTTTATTAGTAAAGCCAAAAAGCATTTTACCAATGTAAGTTACAACCGTGTAAATAAAGGTAAATGCCGTATGCAGGCTACAGCGGATAGCTTGTACGACTGTAATTACATGATGTTTCAAAACAGTGCTTTTAGTACACGTTGGTTTTATGCGTTTGTAACTGGAATTGAATATATTAATAACGTGACTGCTGAGATAAGCTTTCAAATTGATGTTTTGCAAACTTACTGGTTCGACATTGAGAGAAAAGAATGTTTTGTTGAAAGAGAGCATAGCCTTAGTGATAGAATAGGTGATAATATTTTGCCCGAAAACGTTGAATGTGGCGAGTATGTTTATAACGGTGACGCTCAAATAATTGGGCTAGGTTCACTCAGTACTTGCACTATGGTACTACTTGCAAAAACTGGTGGTTATTTGTACGATGGTGTTTACAGTGGCTATCAAATCAAAGCTTTTTCGAACACCGAAGCAGGTAGTACAAATCTTACTAATTTTTTAAATCAGTACTTACAAACACCCGATAACATCTTAGCATTGTACACTTGCCCCACAGATATACTTCCTGTTGAGGTAACCGATGCAGGTGTGAATATTACATTTACAGGGAACACCAACCCAATTAATGTCACTGGCAAAGCAATTACCAATAATGATACGCTAAATGGGTACAAGCCTAGAAACAAAAAACTATTTACCTACCCTTACAATTTTAATGAGGTAAGAAATAACTGTGGACAGACATTAATCCAAAGGTATGAGTTTTCCGAAAACCTTACACCGTATTATAACATCGTTGGTAACATGACAATGCCAGTACAAGAAGTGTTGCGCCTTGATAGATACAAGGCTACAGAAAAAATAGGAACAGGGAGAATGGATATGACAGAAACCATCACTCTTGACAGCTTCCCTTTATGTTCGTGGAACGTAGACGCATTTAATGCATGGGTTGCTCAAAATACTGTACCAATTACAATTAACGCTATTCCATCAGCCGTTCAAACTGCCACAGGAATGATTACTGGACAGTCAAGTAATTCAGCACTGGGTAGTGTGCAGAATATATTAACAAGTGCTTACACTGCTAGTATTTCTGCTAATGAAGTAAAAGGCAATTACGCTACTAATAATGCGCTCTTTGGTAAAGGTCAAGTGTGTTTTGAGGCTCAGCGAAAATCAATCACCGCTGAGTATGCTAAAACAATAGATAGTTATTTTGATGTTTTCGGGTACGCCTGTCATAAAACAAAAGTGCCTAATGTGTCTGGCCGTCCTCATTGGAATTACGTTAAAACTGTTGATTGCACAATAGTCGGTCGCGCGCCTAGTGACGATATAGCTTTAATAGAAAGTTATTTTAATAGAGGTATTACTTTTTGGAAACATCCTAGTGAAGTTGGCAACTACTCACTTGATAATACTGTTTAGAGGGGAGGTGTAAGAATGAGTAAAGCTAGAAAAGCTAGAAGAGAGAAACAGCGTACAGCATTTGACGATAGTGTTTGTTATCAGCTATACACGTTTGACCAATACTTAGATTTATTTACAGAAATTGCAATTAGTTCGTTTGAATGGGTTGGACTTCCTAGCACTGTTGATGCACGCTTTATTGAAGTTGGTTTGTACGAAGATAAAGCTATGTTATATTTTAATGATGAAGTAATGGGCAATCTATGCTTGAGAGGTATACTTGGCGGTCAACTTGATGTTTACAACATACCACTGGATAGAAGGGCTTACGCTTCTAACGGCTATCAGCGTGTGTGCGGAAGAAATGACAGTGTTATCATATGGGATAATATGAACCATTGGTGTTGTAAAGATAAGATGTTGATATATGCTAAAAGACTCGCTGAACTTGATGCAACCATTGATATTAATTGTAATGCACAAAGAACACCGATTTTAATTAAAGGTAGTGAACAACAACAACTATCTTTAAAAAACGCTTATAAAGAGTTTGTTGGAAATGAACCTGTTATTTTTGCAAGTAACGATTTCATGGAGGGCGATGGAAGCTCTTTTGGCGTATTCACAACAGGAGCGCCATACGTGGCCGATAAACTATATGAATTAAAAGTTAATCTTTGGAACGAAGCTCTAACGTATTTGGGAGTAACAAATATTAGTATTCAGAAAAAAGAGAGAATGATTAAGGATGAAGTACAGAGATTACAAGGCGGTGTAATGGCTAACAGATATTCAAGAGAATTCGCAAGACAACAGGCGTGTGAGCAGATAAACAGGATGTTCGGTACACAGATAAGCTGTCATTTCCGTGATGTATTCAACCAAAATGACGACAGGAAGGAGGATAACGAAGGTGAGTAAATACACAACACAAGTTAGATTTATTTGCGAAACAAACGCAAATTTAACTGAGTCTACTGGGTTCAATAATATCGAGGATGTGCTTAACAAATCTTGGAACAAGATTTTTAGCGACTTCCCTATTTTTGACGAGCAATACCGCCCAGAACTTTGTAAGAAGATTTTAAGGCATTACTACACACGAGAGATTTGTTGCGAGACTGTAGGAAGATGGAAGTTGTTCCTTAGTGACAAGATGAAAAATATTATGCCATATTACAACCAACTATATAAGAGCGAATTGCTAAAGATTGAACCGTTAGTTAGTGTGAACAGGAGTGTATCACATGAAGGTAGTGGAAGTGAGACAAAAACCACTAACAGGAATGGAACTAACAGTAGTAATTCAAGAACTGACGGCACTACTGACACATGGAGTTATTACAGCGATACACCTCAGGGTGGTATTAAAGGACTTGAAAGCAACGAATATTTAACAAACGCTACACATAATAGTGGTATGGATGGCACTAGTAGCACTCTAAACGGTGAAACTAGCGATACTGAGACAGGAACAGGAAATAGAAGCGACAGTTATGTTGATAAAATTTTAGGTTACGAGGGTAATCAATCAGAAATGTTGCTAAAGTTTAGGGATACATTTCTAAACATTGATATGTTGATTATTGATGAACTTAAAGATTTATTCTTTACTTTATGGTAAAGAGGAAGTGAGGTAAAATGAGTAATTATAGTGATTTAAAACCATTTGAATTTTGGTGTCAAAAGGTACTCCCTTTAGTTTATGACGATAGTTTAAGTTATTATGAATTATTGTGTAAAGTTATTGACTATCTAAATAAAACAATGGAAGATGTAACATACCTTCATGATGAATTTGTTAAACTAAAAAATTTTGTTGATAACTATTTTAAAAATTTAGATGTTCAACAGGAAATTAATAAAAAACTTGATGAAATGGCAAAAGATGGAACATTAACTGCTATATTGTGGGGTAAAATTGGAATTATAACACCATTTTATTTTGGTGCTAAGGGTGATGGAATAACTGACGATACCGATGCATTACAAAAATGTTTTGATTATTGTATAAACAACCCTAATCATATTATTGAGCTAGGTGGATTACAATACAGGATAACTAAAACATTAATTGTAGGTAGAATATGGAACACAACTATACAAAATGGTAATTTATTAGCTGATAATGAAGCCATGGAGTGTATATTACAATTTCCTAAAACCGATTTTGATACACCACTACCTAACACAGATATTACAGTCGTTAATAATATTAAAATTAATAACGTAGTATTTGATTGCAATAGCAAGTGTGGCGGTATTAACCTATTTGGTTTTTTAAAATTTTATGTGACTAATTGCTACTTTTTAAATCATAAAAATTATGGTTTTTCCACTAATAGGGCTGACGCACACGAATTTACTATTGATAAATGCTTTTTTGATGATATAGCGCCACTAGATAGTATAGCTATACTCATAAGTAATAGTGATAACTATGTGCTAAATAGTGTCATTAAGGGTGGTTCTATAGGAATTAAAATAACAAATAATCAACACTTCAACTACGTTGATAATGTGCACATATATGGTATTAGTAATAGAAGTGAAGGGATACTGCTTGACTATGGTTGCAGTAATAACCCAATTAATAATATGTATATGGATGGGTGCTCTATTACTTGTGTCACAAATTATGGACATTTATTTAAAAATTTAACCTTTTTAGAGCCTAAAGCGGATTTATTTACTTTTAACGGTAATACTATTGTTGATGAAATAGAAATCAGCAATTGCAAAGTATACACTTTAAGTATTGAAAAAGACGTTAATATATTTAATATACCTAACTACAGCCCTTTACCAACTGTCAATAACAAAATTGAGATAACAATACAAGGAAAACATGTTATAAATAATACTTATTTATTAACTGTTGATAAAACAATAAATCCTTACAATATTTTTAATGTTGACGATACGGCTACAAAATATGAGTTATCACATGATGGAACAGTATTACTACCAAACCCACAGTCTCAATATGACATTAAAATAATTAATAGTCAAATAATTGTAAATTCATTTAACAGTACAGGATATCATTGGTATGGTTACGAAATTAATCTGGAACATGATACAGATTATTTAATTCAAGATAGTATGTTAAACAATGGTGGACGACTAAAAATAGTTGGTGTGGCAGGTGACCTATCTACACAGCAAAGCGCTACTATAATATGCAGTAATAATATAAACCAGTATTATAATAGATTTAATAGTGGAAATTATGCACACTATTTAGTTATAAGTTATGCCGATAGCTCATTTCCAAAAATACTAAAAGTTAAATAAAATTATTGTACTAGCTCGTACTTCAAATGGGGTACGAGCTAGTCGACGTTTTTTGAAATGGTATGCCTACT